CAATCGGGGTCAGGAATCAGTTGGCTTGACAAGCTAAGTGTTAATACAGGAATTAAAGCGCCTAACCCTCCAAAATTAGCAACATTTTACCAACTGTTGGCGACATTGATAAAGCGTTTAACGATGCTACAAATAAAATAAGTTCAATTATTGGTGTTAGTGTAGCAGATGTAAGTTCATTGACTAATAAAGTCACTACTGAAATTAAAACACTGAGTAATAATCAAGTGTCAGGCATGATTGCACAAGTATCAAAAGATGTGCCACAGTCAGCAACATCAATATCTAATGACCTTGGATTAGGCAAGTTTGGGTTATCTACAGAACAACTTGAAAAAGGGGGTTATCTTAAGCCTGGTGTTGTTAACAACTTTGTTGGTAGTGCAGGCAAAACAACCACCGAAATACTAAACAATTCCGCAGTTTGGACCGGCAAAGATGGAGTAAAAGATGTTCAGAAACTGTTAAACAACGAGACCTTGCAAAATAATGTACAAGTGAACTTATGGAAAAATGAATACGATGACCTACTAGTCAAAGGTGCGATTTCGGGAAATGAAGATCCAGCTAAACTTGGCGGAATGCTAACAGCAGCTTCAAAGTTTGGAACAGAAACTACATTAGATTGGGTTAAAGGAAAATTACCAGGTAATGTCAAGAGCGAATTTGACAAGATAGCTAAAAGTTCACAAATGGCAATAAATCTTGTAGATCAAAAAGTGCCGGTGCAAGCAAAAAATTCTCTAGTACCTCCGTTGGCAAAAAACACCACCAATCGTGCAGCCGTCGATCAGGCGTTGAGTGCATTAATCGGCAATTCAAAAATTGCAACTCCAAAATTTGCCCCACCGTCGATTGAAAGTGTACTAAGCACAGATGATGGATTCTCTGCCTTGGTTAATACTGCTACAACGCCAAGAGGTAGTAATCAGGATAACGTTACCGGATATGAGTCGTCTGTTGTTACAGTTACTAATCCACCTGCAGATGTAGTTAGTATACCATCATCGGCTAGCAAGACAATCTCATCATCTGGGGGTGCAGTAAATCGTAAGCGTGATGCAGCGCAAGCGTGTGGTTGTAGCGAAAATGAGTTAATTGCTATCGGCTCTGGTTTCGCTGGACCAATTTGGGCGTGCCCTAATGGCAAAGTACCTCCTGGTGGTCCTATGCAGTCTAACTGGGGTACACTTATTCCCCATTGAACCCGTTTAAACTAGAACAATAAATATTCTTATGCCCACATACATTGGTTTTAACACAATTGGACAATACAAAAAGTTTACTAAAACTGACTTTGAATTAATTAAACGTGACTTATTAAATGCGTTTAACATTCGCTATGGTGAAAAAGTAGGCCGCCCGGGTTATGGTACAAAAATATGGACTTTTATGTTTGAACCGCAGATACCCGACACACAAGCTGCAATCAAGCAAGAAATACAACGGGTCGTTGACCAAGATCCTAGAGTTTATGCAGTTAGTGTAGAAACCGTACCACAAGATACAGGGTTGTTAGTTGATCTAGCAGTTCAACTTGCTGCAACCGGCAGTGTAGATTCGTTGCGTATATTCTTTGATGAGCAAACCGCCCGCGCTAGCTATGTATAGTGCATAATATATGTGGATTTTAAAAACCATAAATACTCTAAGAGAGATTTTTTATGGCCACAACATCAAGACAAACAGCAATTTTTGGTTTAGAAGATTGGCGTCAGCTATACCAAACCTACCGCGAAGCAGACTTCCGAAGCTATGATTTTGAAACACTAAGAAAAAGTTTCATAGACTATCTGCGTCAAAACTATCCTGAGAGCTTTAACGATTACATTGAGTCTAGTGAATTTGTTGCATTGCTTGATGTTGTTGCATTTATGGGACAAGCACTGAGTTTTCGTAACGATTTAAACACTAGAGAAAACTTTATTGACACAGCCGAACGTAGAGATTCGGTAGTTCGTCTAGCAAATTTAGTAGGATACACGCCTAAGAGAAACGAAACTGCGCAAGGTTTGTTAAAAGTATTGAGCATTCGGACAACTGAAAACATTTTTGATTTTGCTGGAAACAATCTTAGCAATATTATAATTAATTGGAACGATACTGCAAATACTAACTGGCTAGAGCAATTTACGGTTATTTTCAATTCTGCATTAGTTAGTAGTCAACGGTTTGGTAAGCCCGGCGAATCTAAGTCAATATTAGGAATCAAAACCGACGAATATACAATAAACCTGGTGCCAGGGTATTTGCCTGTTGTACCTTTTACCAGCACTGTTAACAACATCAGTATGGGGTTCGAGGCAGTTAGCGCAACATCTGTAGATCAAGACTATCTTTACGAGCCAGCTCCTAGGCCGGGCATGGGGTTCAACGTAGTGTACCGTAACGATCAGCTTGGGTTTGCTAGCAACAATACTGGATTTTTCTTTTTGTTTAAGCAAGGATCGTTACAAAATTACGACTTTAACCTAGCAGAAAGAGTCAACAATCGTGGAGTTGCAATAAACATTGAAGGTATTAACAACAAAGATGTTTGGTTATATCAACTTGACAACAGCGGAATAATTCGGACTCTGTGGCAACAAGTAGACAGTATTTTTTCACAGACTGCTGCTAGTGCAAATAAAAACGTTTTCTCAATTACTAGTAGAACCAACGATCAGATTACACTAAATTTCGGCGATGGCATATTTTCAACAATACCGATTGGGTTGTTTAGATCCTATGTCCGTGCTAGTAACGGACTAAAATACATCATTGGGCCCGAAGAAATGCAAAATGTTGATGTAGCACTAAGCTACACCAGCCGCGTAGGAAGATTAGAAACTATCACATTTAATTGCGGGTTATCTAACTCGGTTAGTAACGCAACCCCAAGAGAGTCAATCGACGACATTAAAACTCGCGCCCCTAGTAAGTTTTATACACAGAACAGAATGGTTAACGGTGAGGACTATACCAGTTTGCCGTATACATTGTTTGGTAGCGTTATTAAAAGCAAGGCAGTAAACAGATCCAGCATAGGAGCCAGTAGATATCTAGAGTTGGTTGATATCACTGGCAAATATTCGTCAACAAATATTTTTGGCAGTGATGGTGTAATCTACGAAGAAAATGTTATGCCAGGTTTTGGGTTCACATTTACTAGCCTTAACGAAATAATTGATGTGATTACAAATCAAGTTGAACCTATACTAGCAGAACGTAGTATGCAGGAATTTTATTATAAGAATTACAATCGTCCAGACCTTTCTGCACTAGGCATAGTCTGGCATCAGAGCACCAGTGTAGTTAACGAAACCACCGGATACTTTAAGTATAGCGCCACTGATCATCTAGCAAGCATTGGAACTGGAGTAAGTGGAAACAGACAATATGTTACCAATGGATCGTTGGTAAAATTCCAAGCACCTGCTGGTCACTATTTTAACAATAAGAACCAACTAACAGTTGGCACACCCACCGGTGTAGACGAAAAGATTGAAATTTGGGCAACTATTAGTGGCCTGATTCTTGATGGCACAAATTACGGTGCTGGCAACATGTCAGATGGGTCCGGCCCAGTGACTATTAACAACTCTGTTCCCACAGATGCAATAGCAATAGAAGTTATACCTAGCTTGCGTACAGATCTTTCTGTGGTGTTTGAAACACTGATGCGTCAACAGATTGAGCTTTATAAGAACTTTGGTATTGGTTTTGATCAAACAACCGGTAACTGGTATATTATCACAGAAACAAATCTAAACATTGATGAAGAATTTAGCAATAATTTTGCACAAGACACTGCCGACCTTGAGCGTGATGCAAGTTGGTTAGTACAATTTACCACCGATGGGGTTAGCTATACAGTCAAGTACAGGAATTTGCGTAGGTATTTTTCTAGTGTTGTTGAAACAAGATTTTTCTATGACAACAATCAGAACATATACGATCCCAAAACAGGTAAAGTAGTTAACGACTATATCAAGGTTTTAAAAGTTAACAATGCCCCAGACCTAACAACAGCACTAACATCTGACATACTGGTAGACATTGTTAATCAGCCAGTCGAAAGTGACGGGTTTGTTGATGACTCGAAAGTGCAGATTAGTTTCTATGACTCCGACTATGACGGAATTCCCGATGATCCTGACTACTTTGAGAATGTAGTAGCACCCAATGTAAGCGCAGACACCAAAAAGATATTTTTGCAACGATTTGTTGATTTTGACAATCTTGAAAGATATATTCCAACAGAAACAAATACTATTAATTTAGATTATGACACCTTGGTTGACATCGAACTTGTCAAAGAGAACTTTGTAAATCAGCAGGTATTTTATGCAGGGTCTGACCAAAAGTTTTACATATTAACTGTAGATTACAATGGTGTTGGCACACTAGCAGAAACCACCGACTACGCAGTAAAAACTGGTAGAGCTGGACTCTACTTCCAATATAGACATAATTCGCCATCGAGCCGGCGGATTGATCCTAGCTCAACTAACCTAATTGATGTATTCCTAGTAACCACTGCATACTACGACGCATACCGAAACTACATTAACGACAACACAGGAACAATTGCAGAACCCATTAAACCCACGCTAGACGAGCTGACTACAGCATACGGTACTCTCAATGATTATAAAATGATTTCTGATAACTTAATTTTAAATTCAGTGACATTTAAACCATTGTTTGGAACCAAAGCTAGCGAGGCATTGAGAGCAAAGATCAAAGTTATTAAATCTGCAAACACACTAGTCAGCGACAGCGAAATAAAAAGCCAAGTTGTTGCAAAAATTAATGAGTACTTTACTATTGACAAGTGGGACTTTGGGTCAACATTTTACTTCTCTGAACTAGCTGCATACTTGCATGCAAGTCTGGGTGAAATTATTAGCACAGTAGTACTAGTACCAGTAGACCCACTAAAGACATTTGGTGGTTTATATGAAATCAGATCCAGTGCTAACGAAATTTTTGTTAACGCATCGACTGTAAACGACGTTTACGTAATTGATTCGCTGACCAGCGAAGAGCTTAATTCTTTATCCGGAGTAGCATAATATGGCATCGCGCGTAAGATCAATTGATTTTCTGCCAGAAATTTTTAAAACAAAAACTAATCAACAGTTTTTATCAGCAACACTTGATCAACTAGTACAAGAACCACGTTTAAAAAAGATTCAAGGGTTCGTTGGAAAACAAACTGGAATTGGTGCAAATCCACTTGATGATTATATATTAGAGCCAACGGTCGCGCGATCAAACTATCAACTTGAACCAGGCGTGGTCTTTTTAAAAGAAGATACAAGCCAAGTCATTGACGCAATAACCTATCCAGGAATTGTAGACAGTATTAAACGTAATCGTGGTAATGTGGAAAAACACGATAGATTGTTTGAGTCAGAGTTTTATACCTGGGATCCAATGATTGACTTTGACAAGTTTATTAACTTTAGTCAATACTATTGGTTACCAGCAGGTCCCGACAGTGTGGATGTGTATTCTACAGAATGGCCATTGGCAGACGAGTTTGCAGTTACTAGAAATAACACCGGGTTTAATATTAGTGAACGCACAGGATATAATCCACCAATTACACTAGTTCGCGGTGGAAGTTATCAGTTTTTAACTAATCAGCCAGGACATAATTTTTACATACAAGCAACTCCGGGTGCAGGCACAATGCCATACGCTATTAACCAAAGCAGTAGAGAAGTTCACGGTGTAAGCAATAATGGCGACGACCTAGGTACGATCACATTTGCTGTGCCAGAAAAAAATGCACAAAACTTTTATTTTACGCTAGGCGATAGTGGCACTGTTGATCTAGCCACAGATCTAAAATTCACCGATATTAACAATGTATTTTTATCACAGTTGATTGCAACACACGGCGGAATTGATGGAATCAAAGATCTAGACAACCGCACACTAATTTTCTTAAATCGCAACACCGGCGATAATTCGGGGTGGTATTATGCCGATCAGTATGATCACGGTGCTGACTGGGATGCAGATGGCTGGGATGAAATCACACTAATCGAAGATCAAGCCCAGCGTTATAGTGTCTGGAAAATTAATTTAGTCTATGATGTAGCAGGCGAAAATCCCTACATTAAGCTGTCAAATGACCGAACTGTTCCTAATTTAAACAAGGTATTTGTAGACTACGGAACAACTCGCGGTGGTCTTGTGTATTACAAAGATGCAGAGGGCTACTTCTTGCGGCAACCGCTAATCACAGCTCCAAATGACATTCTGTACTATCAAGATTCAGAGAATCCCGACATGTTTGGTGTTATTAAACTGGTTGAAATAGAAAATCGTTCGCAGCTTGATGTCAATGACATTATTGGCAAAACAGTGTACACCAGTCCCAACGGAGTAGTGTTTACGAATGGGCTAAAAGTTAAATTTAGAAATGATGTTATACCTGCTGAATACATCGACCAAGAATACTATGTCGAGGGAGTAGGATCCGCAATTGTGTTATTGCCAATTACAGACTATATCACACCTGAGTTATATATAAACGGCGAAGACAGTGCCCAAGACGGCCCTACTGAGACAGATTATCTTAGTATTAATCGGGCTTCTCGAGATCGCAATCCTTGGGCCAGAAGTAATCGTTGGTTCCACATTGATGTGATTACAGCCACTTCAGTCTACAATAATTCAGAGTTAGCATTAGACAACAACTATCGATCACGCCGACCAATTATTGAGTTTTTGCCATCTCTGCGCCTGTTTAATTTTGGTACAGAGTCAGTTGGGCCAATCACAGTGATTGACTTTGTAGAGTCTGACGCATTAAGCAATGTTAACAACACTACAAGTTATTCAGTTGACGGATATTCTGTTGTTGATGGCGACACTATAATTTTTGCAACAGATGACGATGTTGATGTTCAGAACAAAATTTATCGGGTTGATTTCATTGATCCTGATGACTCAGGCACAGACATTATCAATCTAGTAGAAATTGCCACAGTGATCGCAGACCAAGTGGTTATTTCGTTGAATGGCACCCAAGCGCAAGGTCAGTCATACTGGTTCAATGGAAACCAATGGGTAGAAGCACAACAAAAAACCAGCAAAAATCAAGCTCCATTGTTTGATGTTTTTGACAACAATGGTATTAGTTTTGGAGATACAACCACATACACCAGTTCGACTTTTGCTGGTACCAAGTTGTTTAGCTATGCAATAGGTGCAGGTGCAAAAGACTCGGTCATTGAGCAACCGTTAAAGTATTACAATTTAAACAATGTTGGTGATATCACATTTGACAATAACCTAAATGTAGATCAATTTGTTTATGTGCAAGGAGCAACAGGTGTAACAAAAAACATTTCAGAGGGTTTTGTTAGACAATACTCTACGGTTAGCGACTATAACAAACTAATTGGCTGGCGTCGAGCAGCATACACTACTGTTAGTAGACAATCTTTTAAGTTTATCTATGCTGGATCTAGCCTAACGCTTGATATACCAACTAAGGCTGACCTTAGCATTCCTGCGGTCAAGGTCTTTGTTGACGGTGTATTTGTTCTGCCCACAGACTATACAATCACCGAAAACTCCAGATCAACTACAATTACCTTTATTACTGAACCGGATGCAAATGCAGCAATTGAAGTGCAGATAATCAGTGACGTGACTAGCGCAACCGGATTCTATACTGTGCCACACAATCTTGACAAGAACCCACTAGGACACACACTAGACTATCTAACACTAGGAACTATACGAAATCACTACGGGACAATTTGTCAAAATCTACTAGAACTCGACGGCAACATACATGGTGCAAACAATACACGAGATCTAGGTGATATCGGTACTTATGGCGAAATGATTCTGCAACAATCAGCACCACTGACCTTACCGGCAGTGTTCCTAAAGAATTCAAATTTTGATTTTGTTGCGTCTCTAGAGCACGCTGGTCGCGAGTATGAAAAATACAAGATGCTATTGTTAGATACAATGGCTAAAACTGATTTTGGTTTCAAAACCACGTCGGAAATACTTGACGAGTGCGTAGAAATTGTAAATCTAGGGCGTAGCGAGTCATCGCCGTTCTACTGGTCGGATATGCTAGCTGTGGGATCAGCGTACACACAGACCAACTATACAGTTACGCCAATTACTGGTTCGTCATTTGACACACTACGAAGTTATGACCTAACCACGGCAAACTATCGTGCTATTAACGTCTATTTAAACGACGAGATATTGCTAGCCGACGGACACGAATACACAGTGGCCGCAGATGGCAATCGTGTAGATTTGCATGTTGATCTGGCTATTGGTGATCAAGTCTCTATTAGAGAATACGAGTCAACAGTAGGAAACTATGTACCGTCGACACCTACTAAACTTGGTCTGTACCCTGCATACCATCCCGAGAAATTCTTAGATAATACCTATACTAGTCCTACCTATGTAATTCGCGGGCACGATGGATCATTGACTGTAGCATTTGGTGATTTTAGAGATGATGTAATTCTTGAATTTGAAATAAGAATTTACAACAACTTAAAAGTTCCGACATCTAACACAATTCCATTAACTGCAACTGATGTTATACCTGGACAATTTAGAAGTACAGACTACACTCTAGCAGAAGTAAATGAAATATTAGCTTCTAGTTTTTTAAACTGGGTAGGCGATAATCGTGTTGATTACAAAACACAGACTTATGATTACAACAATCAGTTCACATGGAATTACTCGTCTGCAACGAGCAAGATCGACAATACTATACTGTTAGGGAACTGGAGGGGTATTTTTGCTTACTTGTATGACACAGACAGTCCCCACACTAAACCTTGGGAAATGTTAGGTATTGTGGAAGAACCATCGTGGTGGACGGATATATACGGTCCTGCTCCGTATACATCGGGCAATCTAGTGTTGTGGGAAGATTTAGAAGCAGGTACAATAAAAAATCCAAGCGGAGCCACAGTAGTTGAAAAATATCAGCGTAATGGGCTAACTAATTACATCCCGGTTGACTCAGAAGGCAACCTGCGTAGCCCATTTGAAATCCTGGTTAAAAACTACGACAGATTGAGTCTACAGCGAAGTTGGTTGTTCGGCGACAATGGCACAATGGAGACTGTTTGGCGTCGCAGCAGTAGTTGGCCATTTGCGGTCCAGCGATTATTGGCACTAACTAAACCAGCACAATACTTTGCCACAATGATCGACCGTGATAGATATGTGTTTGAGCCCGATCTCAGTCAATATGTTTATAATGGACGTTATAGAATTAACCCCGCCGACATAGAGTTGTACGGGTCTGGGACCGCCAAACACAGTTATCTAAATTGGATAATTGATTATAATCACTTAATTGGCCGCGCTGGCAACAACGAATTACAGACACTATTGTCTAACATCGATGTTAGACTATGTTATGCTGTGGCTGGTTTTACTGACAAACAATATTTAAAAATCTTTACAGAAAAAAGCTCGCCGGGCAGCGAAAACAATAGTTTGTTGTACCCTGACGAAAGTTACCAGACAATACTATACCAAAACCCCACAATAGACCAATTTACCTGGAGTTCAGTAATCGTTCAACGAACCAGTTCAGGCTATGCAGTCTATGGATACAGTACAATACAACCTTACTTTGAAATATTACGCAGTGAAAATGTTGGTGTATACGATAAATTTGTTGTTGGTAACAAGACTTACTCTGTTAGCAGCAGGCACAGCAATGAAATAGTACAAGTTCCATACGGCTACGAGTTTACTACAGATCGTGCAGTTGTTGACTTCTTGATTAGTTACGGCAAGTTACTAGAAGTTAAAGGTATGCAATTTGACACCTTGACCAGCAATATTACACTATCATGGTTACAGATGGCGCAAGAGTTTGTGTATTGGGTACAGCAAGGGTGGACCAGCGGAAGTGTTATTAATCTAAATCCAGGTGCTAAAACAATCAAGGTCAGCAGAGAAGGACTAGTAGTTGAGCCATTGAGTTCAACAACACTGAGCAATACTGTACTGGATCAGAACAAGCAACCGCTAAAAAATACCAACTATGTAGTTGAAAGAATTGACAATGAATTTGTGCTAGCGTCGCTAACAGATAGTACAATCAATCACTTAAACATTAAATTTACTGCATACGAGCATCTGTTGGTGTTTGATAATACCAGCATTTTTAACGATCTAATGTATGAATCTAAAACCGGGGCAAGACAAAACAGACTCAAACTAATTGGATATGTAACCGACGGTTGGAACGGAACGCTAGATACCGCTGGATTTATATTAAATCAAGACAACATTGAAGAGTGGTTGCCAAATCGTGCATACAGCAAAGGTCAAATAGTCAAACACAAAGGATCGTACTGGTCTGCTATCGGCATTATACCCGCTAACGAAGAATTTAGCTTTGACCAGTGGCTGGTTAGTGACTATGCTAAGGTTAACAAAGGACTATTACCAAATATTGCATTTAAGTCAGAGCAGATGTTGTCATACTATGATAGCAAAACATCAAACCTTGAAGAAGATGCCAATCTGTTGGGTCTTGGACTAATTGGATTTAGGCCGCGTCGATATATGCAAAATCTCAATATCGATGACATAAGTCAGGTTAACTTGTACAAAGAATTTATTAAGCTAAAAGGTACCACGCAAGCAGTTGACATATTTGGTCAGGCGGATCTTGGTAAAGAAGTAGCTGATTACAATGTCTATGAAAATTGGGCAGTAAAACGCGCATCGTATGGAGCAACTGCTAATAGAAACTTTGTTGAAATACGACTTAATGAAGCAAGTCTAAAAGCTAATCCAGCAATAATTGAATTCACTAATCCCCAACAGGCGTCAATTGCAGATCAAACAGTTTTCCTTAGTGAGATTTGGAAATCTAGTAAAAATATACCCACAATAAATGTGTTCCCAACAACTTCGGCCGTCACTGCTGATCAACAACTACCGTCTGCGGGCTATGTTGACATTGACAATGTTGACTTGTTTTTGTTTGATCTAAGTGATATTTCTTCGTTAAACACAAACATAGACGCCATTGGCGATGGCACTGTTATCTGGGTAGCAAAAGATAACTCATATACTTGGAACATTTATAGAAGCACACAACAACCAGCAAAGGTGTTGCGTGTCAGGGACACACTTGATGGTAGATCACTGATTACATTTGACGCACATCACAATCTATCTAAAGACAAAAAGATTGTTATTAAATTGTTCAATAATCTAGTTAATGCGGCTTACACGGTGCAAGAAGTAGTTGATCTAAAAAATATTATTGTTAACCTACGTTTGCCAGCAAATCAAACACAACTCGTTGGCATTGGTGTTTGCTTTACACTCGAATCAACTAAAGTAAATCAAACCAGCGACATCATTGATTTGGCATTTATTAATTCTGTAGTCGATGGTGACCGTGTTTGGGTCGACAACGATGGAAACGATCACTGGGCGGTATACACCAAAACCGCACCGTTTACTTACGGCACCGAATTACAACCTATAGTTGATCCATCGTTAGACTTTGCAGATGCACAACACGGTACCAGTGTAGCACAAACAGCAGATAAAACCGTAGTATTGTCGGGCGCTCCGGGCTATAACAGTGATGCGGGTGCAGTATATGTGTTTAACAAGTCTGGGCCAGTGTATCAAGAAGCAAGTTACAAATTATCGCTCGACGGAGTCTCTGGTGTAGTAGGATACGGACAATCATTGGTTGTGGGCAACAATATCTGGGGTGCTGTTGGAGCACCTGCTAGTCTGTCTGATGGGTCTAGCGTAAACCAAGGGTATGTAGCAATACTAAAGCGGGACAGCATCACTCAAGAATTCAGTAACTGGCAATTGTTAACAGTGCCCAATGGCGACGACAATGCCTACGAATTTGGTTATAGCCTGGCACTAACCACCGACGAACGTTGGTTGTATGTTGGCGCACCGGGTAAGAATAAGGTGTATGCCTACAACCTAGTCGACACGCCCGACCAATCGGTTCAGTATGTTGGCAACGGTACAACTACAACCTTTAATACTACCAGCAACATTATTGTTAGCAATGGCACACAGGTAGGAGTAACTGTCAACGGCAACGAAGTCGCATATGGTGTTGATTGGTCCTGGAGTGCAGGGCAGGTAGTGTTTACTAGTGCGCCAGTAGCTAATGATGTAGTGTTAATTACACGAAAGCGCAGCATTGTGCCCAGCGTAAGTGCAGGCCAAAAGCGATTCTCAGTTAGTTCATTGTATACAGCAAGCAACATCTACGCATTTTCTGTATTTGTTGATGGAGTCCTGTTGCGCCCATACGACGATTATACATTCAACAGCGTCAATTTAGAAATAGATCTAGTAGCTGGGCTAACTACCACGCAGGTTATTGCAATTAGAGCAAGCCAGTACTATCAATATATTAGCGCAATTGACTCAACAATTGTTGGTAGCCTAGGTGTAAGTGACAGATTTGGTCAAAGTTTAGCAACAACAACCGACGGCCGTGGAATTATCATCGGTGCACCTTACCAAACAGTCGATGGGCACAACGAAAGTGGACAAGTGTATGTGATTAACAGAACAATTGAAAAGTTCAGAGTCACTGATCCTGATGTAACAAGTTATACAACTCTAAGAACGCAGTCTGGTGACGCCACAGTAACGATAAACGAACAATACCAATTCAATTCTGCATACCACACTGATGGTGAATATACAACATCCGGAAACACAGTTACTTTTACAACAACATTAATTACTGGTGACACAATACTGGTTGAAACTAACAATTTTGAGTTAGTTCAAACTATTAACCTAAACAACAGAAACGAAGATTTGTCTGCTGCTGGTGCAGCACACATGGGTCAGTCGCTAGACATGTGCTCTAAGAATTGTAGCTTGTTTGTAGGCAACCCCGACGACAGCGTTGTAAACACACAGGCGGGCAGTGTTGATGTTTATCACAATCAAAGTATGTTGTATGGCACATTATCTACTGATTTATCTAGCAGCATTAGCCTAACCAGTGGCAACAAAATTTTAATCAACGGATTTGTAGTCACTCTTGCTGGAACAACGCTGACTAGTTTAGTTAATAGTATTAATTCCGCACACATACCTAATGCACAAGCATTGTTGACAGAAGTTGACGCAATAACTTCAAGACTTACTATTTCTGTAATCAATGCAGATGCTGCACAACCTTACAAAAAGCTGTCAGTGTGCCCGGGAACTGGCACATTGTATGCTGATTTAGATTTTGAGCCATACAGTCATGTACAGACTATTCAAAGATCAAACTCAATTGATTCGGCTAACTTTGGTAGTAAAATATCTGTTGACACAAATGTTACTAGCATGGTAATATCTGCCCCTAACGGTAATGCAATAAGGGCAAACACACTAGATAATAACACAACTACTTTTGACAATAATGCAACCAGAGTCATTGATATCACTGACCGTAGTGGGGTTGTGTATGTGTTTGATTTGTTGCCCGCAGCAGCCGCGTCGATAACTAACCCTGCTAAGTTTGTGTTTGGACAAGAAATATATGCTGCTTCGGTACAAGACAACAGCAGTTTTGGTGCAGCAATCAATTACAAGTCTGGGCAATTACTTATTGGCTCACCGTTGGCAGATGAATTAGTTGACGATTCGTCTGTGACTGTTAATCGGGGTGCAGTATTGATTTTTGATAACCCCACCGAAGCCGCTGCCTGGAACAAGGAGCAGAATCAACAAGATTCAGTGGACACTAGCCTAATTAACAGCGTGTTTGTATATCACAAGGATACTGGTAAGACCTTGGCTAAACTAGACTATGTTGACCCATTATACGGAAAAATTCTAGGTGTAGCTAAAGAAAACCTAGACTATATTGGGGCAGTTGACCCAGCAGCATATAACATTGGTACAATTAACAATTACGGACAATTTTGGGCTAAGGAACATGTAGGCGAAATTTGGTGGAACACTACCAACAGTAGATTTGTTGACTACCACAGTAACGACTTAGACTTTGCTGTACGTAATTGGGGAAATACCGTTATTGGTAGTAGCATTGATGTATATCAGTGGGTAGAAAGCAAGGTGCCACCAATTAGCTACTCTGGCCCAGGCACAGTTTATAATACCGCAAGATTTGTTGTCCGCAGCAACTTGTCTGACGCAGGAATAATTAACACACTCTACTATTTCTGGGTTAAGGATGTTACTGCTGTTAGTACACAAAGAAACAAAACCCTAAGCGCCAAAGGAATAGCACAATACATAGCTCATCCTAAGAGCTCGGGCATTCCATTTGTTGGAGCAATTAATTCTACCTCAGTGGCGTTGTATAATGTACAAGACTACGTCATTGCCAACGACTCAATTTTACATATTGAATACGATGAAAAACTAAATGATGACAATGTTCACATAGAGTACGACATTGTTGCCGATGGTAACGCTGAGTCATTTGTTAGCGATACCTTGTACAGAAAGTTGTTAGATAGCTTCTGCGGCGTCGACACGCTAGGAAACAAAGTGCCTGATACTGCACTAAGTGAAGCCAATGCGTATGGAGTAGACTTTAGACCAAGACAAAGTTTATTTGTAAACAGATACACAGCATTAAAAAATTATATTAACAATGCAAACAATGTTTTAATAAATCAACCGATTGCAGAAAGTAGAACATTTAATCTATTAAACGATGAAGAAGCAGAGCCAAGTTCTACCAGCAATCAGTGGGACTTGAGAGTTAACACATACGCCGAGTTAACCTACCAAGATCTATCGCTGGTCAGCACAGGATATAGATACCTAGTTGCATCAGATTCTACCAGAAATGGGCTTTGGAGTATCTATACTGTCCAGGCAGATGATACTGCTTTACTAACCAGAGTTCAACACTATGATGTTAAACAATACTGGTCGTATGTTGACTGGTACTTGCCCGGTTACAATCAAAAAACAAAAGTTTCTGTAGAAGTCGACAGGTTTGTTAATCTACAGACACTATTGGTTCCTACTAATGGGCAAGTGGTTCGTGTCAGAGCTAATAGCAATAACAAATGGGAGTTGTACCAGTATCTAGACAATGTCTGGACAAGGGTAGGACTCGAAGACGGCACAATACAAATCAGTGATTCGGTTTGGAACTATGCAGTAGAGAATTTTGGCTACGACAGCGAAGTATTTGATGCACAATATTTTGACCTTGAGCCAGTTACCGAAACTAGACAAATTGTTCGAGCAATAAATGAAGAATTGTTTGTCGGAGACCTACTGATACACAGAAATGAGTCAGTTATGCTGATGTTTGGCTTTATCCAACAGGAACAACAGATCACTGACTGGTTGTTTAAAACCAGCTTAATCGATGTTAATCACAATGTCCGCTCTTTGTCCAAGTATCCAACCTATGTGGAAGATAATCAAGACTTTATTTTAGATTACATCAAGGAAGTTAAGCCGTATCATGTTAAGATACGTGAATTTAATTTACGTTATGAAGGTATCGAGCTGTTCGATGGATCAATGACTGACTTTGACATTCCTGCTTATTATGATCATTCAGTTGAAAAATTTATCAGCCCAATTCTAGACAATCGCACCAGCCCGCTTGACGAGTACTCGAGCAAAAAATCAACAGATCCTGTTTGGTCAACCTTTCCGTGGGATTCGTGGTATGAAAATCGTAATTTAATCTTTGATTCCGTGCAAATAGTAAGTGGTGGCTCAGGGTACACTATCCCCCCGATAGTGACCGTTCTAGGCGATGCCGACACTCCGACTACATTAATTGCAACAATTAACAGTCAAGGAGAAGTTTCGGGTATTACAGTAGTCGATGCAGGTACACCGTATTCCAGCAGACCAATTATAACCTTCAATGGTGGCAACGGAACTGGTGCTAGTGCTAGTGCAGTGATGCGCATCGATCTAGTGCGCTCACTTAAGAGTACTCTAAAATTTGACCGGTTTGAGTATACTACTAAGGTTGTTGACTGGTCTACTGATACCTACTATGCAATTGGATCGTTGGTTAGATATAATAATACTGTTTGGTCAGTCGATGTTACTGTAGATAGTCAGGACCTTTATAGCGGTAGTTCATTCTCATTGGAAGATTATACAGAGGTTGACCCCGACGATTTAGCTGCCGCTGATAGAATATATGGGTGGTATCGGCCCGGCGCAAGTCAGCCTGGACGTACACTAGCACAACTAATATCAGGTATAGAGTATCCTGGGGTGCATGTAAAAGCACTTGACTTTGCTGATGTTAACACAGTCATTGACGCAGAATACAGTGGCGATTTTACAGACTCATACCTTGGTACACGAACCACAGACATTAATGTAGCCGGCGGCGGGTTTATAGACACATATTCGAGTCACGCACCCGAAGAACTAGTACCCGGCTCTATGTTTGATACACTAGACATAAGGGTATATACTCGTCCAGGTGCAGATTGGGGCAATGACGGGCACGGTTGGCCGCTGAATCAAGTAAGCTATTACTTTACTCTCGGCGACGACCTTGACATCAGTGATGTTATTAGATTCTCGTACGGATATCTGGTGTTAAATCTTGAGTCGCACACCTGTTTAACATACAATGTTGACTATACTGTTGACTGGGTAAATAAAACCCTATCGATCGCATCCGGTGCTGCTGACGGAGACAAGATTGGAGTCATTGGATTTGGGATTGGTGGTGGCAACCAGTTGTATCAAAATGAGTACAACGGAGCCGACATTGGCGATCAAATTGTATTACCGGTTATTGAAGCTGAGATATATGAAGTAGCAATAGTAGTTAACGGTCAATTAGTCAACAACTATACAATCAGCGAATACAACGACTACGAGTCTGTAATAACGTTTACTACTACATACACAACAACAGACAACATCACTTTAACAGTATTTGGCTATGAAGATGTACAACATAGTTATAGTTTCCCTGAAGTCAGCATATTCTCCTACAGCGGCAGCAATACATTTACATTAACCAATGAACTAACTGGAACAAATGCAATTAATGCTGTGGTGTCAAGAGGTGGTCTAAGATTGCGCCCACCAGATGCCAACGAATACACAGGTGACGGTTCTACTAGCATATTCTACTTGCCAACTAATGGTGAAACTGCGGTGTCTCTGATATCAAATGACGATGTTCAGGTTTATGTTAACGAAGAATTACAAACATTATCTACTGATTATACAATTAGTGCCAATGACGACAGCAGTGCATTGTATGTTGATTTCAATGTTGCACCAGTGACTGGCAGTAGAATTATAGTAGCACTCACAACCGACGCTGGTTACACCATAATTGGCAACACACTGACTATAAAAACCGATTCGGTGGTTGGTACTAGTATCACAGTAATGACGTTCCGAGATACTAGTCAGTTGTATCCACTAACTCAGGTATTTGTTGGTCCAATTGAACACGGTACTTACACAATTACACCTTATGATTCAGTAGACTATGATGATGCAACATCACCGTACGATTACACACTAGGTACTATTGAATATATCAATCAATTTGATACTGGTAGAGCTATTATTAACCCTGAAAGAATGTGTGTAACGTTGAATGGTCACAGATTGTCACCAAACGAAGAGTATACAGTTAGCGGATCGACTGTGTATATTGCAGGTGCAGCCATTAGCGTTGCTGATGTGGTTGCAATTACCAGTATTACTGAGAAAGTTGTACCAAGTAAAATAGCGTTCAGAATTACCAACGATATGCATAATATTCAGCGAATCTATCGTATTACTGATGCTAATACCACAGAGCTAGCACAAGATCTAACTGTCAGTGCTGATACAATTTATCTAATTGATGCTAGTACTGTGCCAGCACCTAGCACAGACTTTGATCTGTATAACATTCTTGGTGTAATTATAGTTGGAGCAGAAAAAATTACCTACAGGACCAGAAATCTAGTTAATAATACGGTCAGTGGTTTAAGAAGGGGAGTTGCAGGAACCAGCATCGATGAGCACGAAGCAGGGACACTGGTCTACAATGTTGGTAAAGGCGAACAACTGCCTGATGAATACCAGCAGTACCAAGAAATCAGTGATCATGTTGGTGATGGGGTTAGTACAACATTTACAACAGCATTATCAGTTGATCCCTTTACTGAAACTGCTATTTTGTCTTTTGAAAGTACAGCATTACAAGTGTATGTAGGCGGAAGCCTAGCAGATGTTTCTACTTTTAGTGTAACCGCTACTGATCCGGTAACAATAGAATTCACAGATGCAATATCTACCGGAGTCGAAGTTAAGATAGTGTTGACATTGGGTACTATATTGTATAACGTCAGTGAGCTAGGAATACCTTTACAGGATAACAACAATCCAGTTGCTAGATTCTTAAGAAATGCGGTCTAATAATCAGATAAATAGAAATATGGAACAAAAAGATAAGAATCCTGCACCCGTTAACACAACAAACAACTCAAGCAAACCAAATGAATCTAGCGGAATTATAGCCACAGGCTACATTAAGATTTTTGACCCTAATTCAAAAGAAGTTTTTGTTAGTAAGAGAAGTTAAATGCCTCAACATAGTGTAATGTCATTAACAGAGAATAGTAAAAAGGCAATGTATGTTAAACAATAAAGTTAAAGTTGAAGGTTTTGTAAAAATCTTTGATCCCGTAAGTGGAGAAGTACTAGTGGACAAAAAGAATAGCATCCATTACGAAAACATGAGCGAAGCCTTGGCGCAAACATTGGCTGATAGGACCCAGGGTTACATCTACTCAATGGCGTTTGGGAACGGTGGTAGTAATGTTGACCCTACTGGAGTAATCACATATCTGCCACCCAATGTAGTTGGACAAAATGCCGATTTGTACAACCCCACATATGCAAAAGTTGTCAACGACAACTCAGCAGCAAACACAGATACACTACGTAATAAATTAACGGTGTTGCATACAGTAGGTAAAAATTACACAGATATACTAGTCAGTTGTTTGCTAGATTACGGCGAACCCAGTGGGCAACAAGCGTTTGACAACTCTACCAATTTTAACGGTGACTTTGTATTTGATGAGCTAGGTTTAAAAACCTGGAACGGCTCTGCTAGTAATCTAAAACTAATAACCCATGTAATTTTTCACCCAATACAAAAATCACTAAATCGACAAATTCAAATTGATTACACAGTACGTATTCAAACACTCACTAACTTGAGCAGTACCTGAGCCGGAGAACAATAGATGTCATATACAATTAACAAAACTAATGGTACAATATTTGCTGTCGTAGAAGACGGTACCGTTGATTCAACAAGTTCTATTACACTAGTTGGTAAAAACTATGCCGGCTACGGCGAACTTCACGGTGAAAACTTTTTGCATCTACTAGAAAATAGTGCAAATGACACTGAGCCCAGTAATCCATTAGCAGGACAACTTTGGTACGACACCGACAACAGCTTATTGAAAATCTACACCGGAAGCCAGTTTAAGGTAATTTCTTCAGCTACAGCAGCAAGTTCAGCCCCAACTGGTACTACCACCGGTGACCTCTGGTACGACACCGCCGAAAATCAGTTAAAAGTCTATAATGGCAGCGGGTGGACTGTAGTAGGACCAGCTTATTCAACCACAACAGGTACGTCAGGCGCAATTGTTGAAACTGTACTTGATAACGCCGCCGGAAGTCACATTGTAGTTAAACTTTATACTGGTGGTACACTAGTAGGCATTATCAGCAAAGATGCAACATTTACTCCTGCTAGTGCTATCACTGGATTTGCTACTATAGGCCCAGGGCTGAATCTAAGCACCACAGTAGCAAATGCCGTGTTTAAAGGTACTGCTACTAATAGCCAGTTGCTAGACAACCTA